CATGGACCGCGAAAATCTGGGCGAACACAGCCGCGACCGTCACCGTCTACCTGTTCGACGAATCCGCTGCGGCTGCTCCGGCTGGGCCCGGTTATGGGCTTCAGGTATTCAATGAAAACGCCGTGCTAGTGTTCGACGCCCGTCAGCGCATCGCGCGAGTGATCGATACGCAGAGCGGAAACATCAACAACACAAGTCCCGGATGGGGGCAGTGGACTCACGTCGATCAGCAGACGCATCAATTCTCCTATCCGACTGTGAGCAAGATCGGCGTGGCGGCAATCGGAACTGCCTTCGTGTCGAGTCCAACGGGCGGCAATAACAACGGCTGGTACAACATCAGTGGACTGCAGACCGCCGGCAACGTGGTGAATTTCAACTACGCGTATTACCAGGTCGGTAATACCTCGCACCCGTCCAACGATGTGAACTTTGGCTCTCAATTCGACTGGCGGTTTATGGCAATCGATCTGAGCAACATGTAGTAATAACCCGGCTGGTAGCAACTCTTTATCCAATACGAATAGATGTGTTATCCGGGGGGGGGAAATCGTGACCTGATGTTGAAAATTCCATGTAAACTTTTGTAAATGGGGTATGAATAACAACCAAATCGGGGAATACGATGAAAAAAATGATGATAGCGGCCGCGCTTGCGTCGGCGTTTCTCGTTGCGTGCGGCGGCGGATCGGGCGGCGGTAGCAATCCGCAGCCAGCGGCCAAGACGCTGACAATTTCGATGTACGGAAAGCCGCTCGTGTTTGGGTCGACGACTGTTGCGCATGCACAGTTCAGCGTGATCTCGAACGCCGAAGCAGCAACGACGACGACCGCTGCGCAGACGACCGTGCAGACCCTTCAGGATGCGCTCGCCGCTCGCGGCGTGACCGCCAATGTCACCGCGCAAGTGATGGACGGCACGACACTGCATCAGATCGTGATGGGGGAGAACAACGGCTTGCCGCCGACGCCTGACCAGTTCAAGACTGACCCGAGCGAATGGATGGTTGTGAATTTCCAACTCGACGACATGGTGACGCCATCAAGCGACCCGGCACAACAGGCCGCTATGCAGCAATTCGCTCAGGATCTGATCGTGTTCTCCCAGCGCGCGGCCGTCGCCGGGAAGGCTGTCTTTGCGGTGCTTCCAATACCGACGTGCGACACGCAGTATTCAGCCGCCTCGGGACTGAATTACGCCATGAATCAGGCGTTCATCAATGGCGCGCCGCTGCGGTTTATCGGTCAGACTGGCGTCGCCTTCTTGTTCGGCGGGGCGCAGGTGCAAGCGGCAGATAGCTCGCCAGGCGTCGATCACTTTGGGGCTGACTGCCGGACGCCGGACGCATATGTGCAAAACCTCCAATTGCAGTCCGTAGCCGATTCGATCGCCGCCGGATACAAAGAAGCAGCCGCGCCGGCGACCCCGGCGAGCGGGGCATCAGCGACCGGGACGTAGAGCCCAATCGAGCATCAAGCAAAGCCAGCTTTCGAGCTGGCTTTTTTATTGGCCGCCACTTGGCGGCTTTTTTATTGCCAGCAGAAAAGTGACTTTGTCCAAAGGGGGTGTATGAAAAAACTGAAAGTCGAGCTTGTTGAGAACTGGCGCGAGTGGCATCGATGGTCGTCGATGCGCCTGTCGGCAATCCTCGCAGCACTGTATCTCGCGCTGCCGCACATCGTGCCGCTCCTCGCAGACCATTGGCCGGAAATCGCGCCCTGGGTGATGCATTTCTTCCCGACTGCGCCGGCGAGCATCGTCCCTGTCATCGGCGTGGTTTTGATGATGGCCGCGCGAGTGACCAATATCCATCGCGGTGGTGACCAATGACTGTCTCCGCAGCGGTTATACAGATTTTCGAGGATCTGCTCACTCGCGAGGGTGGCGGCAAGGTGACGAACGATCCGAACGATGCGGGCGGTCTGACACGCTGGGGGTGGACCGCCAAAACCGCAGCGGCATACGGGTTCACGCGCACGGTCGACACGATGACGCACGACGAGGCGATTGCACTCTATCAGCAGCGTTTCTGGGTCGCGCCGCATTTCGACCAGCTCTATGCGATTGATCCGGATCTTGCTGTCTACCTGCTTGATACCGGCGTGACGAGCGGACCGGCGACGGGCGTCAAATTCCTACAGCGCGTGCTGAACGTTCTGAACAATCAGGGGCGTGCATTTCCAGACCTGAACGTAGACGGCGGGCTCGGGGCAATGTCGTTCGCTGCCCTGCACTCGTACATCGCGGCACGTGGTGCGCCGGGGCTCTCGGTGCTCCGCTTCATGGTGCGCTCGCTTCGCGCTACGTTCTTCATCGAGCTGGCCGAAAGAAGCCAGTCGCAGGAGACATTCGAATATGGATGGCAGGCGCAGCGTGCGATGTTTGGTGCCTAACACTGCGGGGGCAGCGATATGGCGGACTTTAATGAACTGGCTGCGCGTTCGACCGGCGTCTGGGGGTGGATCGGAGGAGGCGGCCTTGCGGCCGTCTTCGTGACCGCGCTGAGGCTGCGCAACTACCTTTCTCGCGACGGTGTGGAGCGTCGAAAAGATTCCGCCGAGAAGGATCTGATCGACAACTTGTCGGAGCAACTCGAAAAAGCCAATGAGCGTGCGGATCGAGCGGACAAGCGTACTGACGAGGCATACAAGGAGCGCAACGACTCGATCCGCGAAATCTCGGCCGTGCAGCGGGAAATGGCAGCTCTGGCGGAGCGTGTGCGACTCCAGAGCGAAACAATCGCGGCTCAAAACCTTGAGCTCGAACAACTGCGAAAAGAGGTGCGACAGCTACGGGAGAAACTCAATGAAGCCAGTTGATGGGACGACGGGCGGTCGCTGGATCAGCCGAATGGGCCGGCGTATCGAGGGGTGGGCATTGGCGCTCGCATTAGCGGCCGGCGGCGCCAGTGTTGGCTTCGCATATAGCGAGTACCGGTTGCATCTGGTGGTCGTCGAATTGCGGGAGGCGCAACGGGAGGAGATTGCACGACTGACAGAAGTCTATGTTCGGAACCTTGGCGCATTGGCACCAAAGGTCGAACGGGCGGCAGAGGTAGCGAGTGCTGCGGCAGCGGTGGCGTCGGGCGCGGCAGTCACCGCGAACAATGCTGCCGAGACGGCGGCCGACGCGGCAGATACGTCCGCCGGCGCTGCAAAGGCCGCGCGCTCGGCGGCAGTTACTGCAGCTCGTCGACCCGCTGTGGCGGTAGTGGCGTCTTCTATTGCGCAGAGCACGCCGAGGCAGCTCGGGCAGGCCGTTGATCAAGCCAACAGGAAGGTGAGGGAGGCGGGCCGATGACACGCATCCTGTCGATAGTGCTGTTGCTTTTGTTCGGGGGGTGCGCTGCTCACCGGCCATGTCCTGCATTACCCAATCCACCGGCGAAAGCCGATTTCAACAGCCTGAGCGATTACGCAACGACCGTTGCAACGCTCTACGGCGAATGTGCTGGAGGCACTCGATGAATCTTATTACCTCGATTTTGGGCGGCGACTGGCTCGCAATTGGTGCCGCGATCCTGACACTCGGCTCGCTTGCCTTGGCGCTTCTCACAAAGAAATCGTCCGACGCTAAGGTGGCGCAGGCTAATCAGAAAGTCGCCGAAGCGCAGACCGTTGCCGCGCAGGCACAAACCCAAACCGCCGAGACGCGCGACGTCGCGGCACAAGCCAATGCAAGCGCTGCGCAAGCTGGTGCGCAAGCCATAAAGGAGAGAACTAATGTGGAAGCTGACACTGCTGCTAAGTCTGACGGTGCCGTTCGTGACGAGCTGCGCGCTTGGGTCCGCCCAGCCGCCGCAGACACCGGCGCTGCCGGCAGTACAGGCGCAGACGCGAATCGTTGATACGTCGTGCGACTGGGTCAAGGCGATCTATCTGGCTGTGTCCGACATTGATGTCATCAGTCCACTTCTCGCGCGCGAGATCGACGATCACAACAAAGCCGGCGTGCAGCACTGCGACTGGGGCAAGTAGCTTTGCATCGACGCGGGCGGGCTATTTTGTCTGCTCACGTCGACGGCGGGCGTCAGCCTCGAATTTGATTGCGTCCGGATCGCGGGCGTATTCCCTGACTTTTTTTGGCACCGCGTCGTGCCTCGGGGTGTCGTCGACGTCACCCACTCGCAGGACTTCTTTGGCGAGCCGGATCCGGAGTTCCATGATCGGCGACTCGCGCGCGATAAGGCTTCGGTCAAACTCCTTTGCGAGTCGAACGGCGGCGTCTGCTTCGTCGCGAAGCTGTAGCAGAACCAGGCGCAGATACTGAACCTCAAGGATCAGGCGCTCAATTTCGCGTTCCCCACAGTGGACGCGCCACAGGTTGCGCAGCTCGGCGAGAGTCGGGGGCTGGAATTCAGGAAGCTTCATACTGCACCTCAGTAAAATCCTGTATAAACATACAGTATTTTACTGAGGTGCGGCGTATCTGCACCACGCCTCAAATGCAAAGAGCCCGCTTCGGCGGGCTCTTTTTTGTTGCTACTGTTTTGCTACAGCACCGTAGCAGAGCCTTATCTGGCGGGCTCTTTGCTTATCATTCCACCCCCTGAACTAAAGGATGATGGTAAAACGGGACAGAGTGCGCGACGATGGAGGCTTGGTGATGAATCTTCGCTATAAATTCAACGCAGGGGGTCAAGATGTGGAATAGAAATCAAAGCACCGGATCCGGCGGCGGACTATCGACGGGTGCGGGCGGAGGGATGAGTACGGGTGCAGGCGGTGGGGCATCGACTGGTGCTGGTGGAGGGATGTCAACCGGCGCAGGCGGAGGGATGTCGACCGGTGCCGGCGGAGGTCTGTCGACTGGAGCGGGCGGTGGACTCTCGACTGGCGCGGGCGGCGGACTATCAACCGGCGCCGGCGGTGGTCTTTCGACGGGGGCTGGCGGAGGGCTTTCAACCGGGTCAGGTGGTGGTATGTCTACGGGTTCTGTACCCTACATGAGCAACATCCCGCCTTGGCCAGTGTTCGTCAAAGAGTTGGAAAAACGCGGCTTGCATCACTATGCAGATCTTATTCGGCGTCACCTGCCGTACCGCGTTTAGTCTGAATCAAATCGGTCTGTGATATCCGAAGAGTGGTTAATGAGAGTGGCTGAATCACGCAAGCGATTGAAATAGAACGGGTTACGGCGGCCTGCAAAGCCGTTTAGGCCGGTTCGACTCCGGCTCGCGCCTCCAGTAGTTGATGTACCGAAAAGCCCCGCCAGTCGGGGCTTTTCGCTTTTTCGGCTCATGTTTTTGCATCTTTCCATCTATGGAAATGTGCCGTCTAAAGTGGTACAAAGCCCTCTCTAACCACTCGATAAAAACGCCAAACCACTCGCATATCGGCTAATTGGCCGTTCGCGTGAGTTTTGCGGCGGGGCTATGGCGACTAAAAGAATGCGTCCTTCCGGGACGTGGGAATACATCATTCGGCGCAAAGGCATTCTGCCAAAGCCACTTTCCCTGACCTTCGATACAGAGGAGGAGGGCGACGCATACGTCAGGCGCCTGGAGCAGATGCTCGACGCCGGCATATTCCCTGAAGACCTTGTCGCTCGCCGCGGCGAACTGGTGACCGTCGAGGACGCGATTCGCTCCTACATGACCAAGGTGTCGCTGCCCGCGTCGGATGTCTCGTTACTCAACGCGCTTATTGGTCGGTGGACGGGGCAGGCGCTGACAGGCGTCGACTATCAGTGGGCCGAAAGCTGGGTCAAGAGCATGAAGCGGAAAGATGTGATGGCGCCGTCGACCATTCGTCATTACGTCGGCGCACTGGCGCGATGCTTTGATTGGGTCGTGCGTTCGGGCACACCATCACTGGCGACAAATCCACTGCGCCTCCTGCCGAAGCGCTATGCAACATACACCGACGAAGACGCTGTGGCTGTGCGGGCGCAGGACAAAGCGCCGAAAGAAGATGAGTCGCGTGATCGCCGACTGCTCACAAGCGAAGAGGCGTCGGTGCGGCGAATCCTCGACGGCGAGAAGCCGGGAAACCGTCAGCGCGGGCCTGATCTGAACTTCCGGCCGGCGATGGTCTTTCTGTTCGAGCTCGGCCTTGAGTCGGCCATGCGCATGCGCGAGATGTACACGATCGATCTTAGCCAGTTTGACGTCGCACGAGCGACGGTGTTTCTGGACAAGACGAAGAACGGAAGCAAGCGTCAGGTGCCGCTGACGACAGTGGCAATCGCCGCCTTCGAGCGGTATCGCAAACTGGTGATGGCACGTGATGCGGAAATGCAGGGATTTGCTTTTGATGGTGGCCGGCTATTTCCGTGGTGGGACGGCTCGAAAGACAAGAAGGTGCTGGCAGGAATATCAGTGCGTCTATCTGGCCAGTTCGGACGCATCTTTGATGTGGCGGGGTGTAGCGACTTCAAGTTTCACGATCTGCGCCATGAGGCGACATCAAGGCTTTATGAAAAGACGTCGTTATCCGATATCCAAATCGCCAAGATTACCGGGCATTCGGACACGAAGATACTAATGCGGTACTCCAATCTTCGTGGTAGTGATTTGGCATCGCGCCTTTGGTAACCGGGACAGAGAGTCGCGGCGAAATCTGGGCTGGAACGATCTGCGCTTCTCTAGTTATGATCGACATCTTAAAACGAAAAACGGAGAAATCGTGAGTGACCAAAACACACAACCAGCACAGCCACAGGTTGCGCAGGTAAATGGACCGCCGGCTACGGGGGCGCCCGGGCTCGCGACCACTGCTGCGTCAGCTCCCGGTGTTGTTGCAAAGCGATTGGAGCCTGCTCCAAAGCTGGGGTGGCTGAATACCACCTTCGTCACGATCCTTCCGCTATACATCATTGTTCTCGCGGTTTGTCTCATTGCGTTACCCAAAGGTATTACGGGGACTTGGTTCGGAGGCGGAGGCGTCGCACAACAGTCCTTGGCAACTTCCAGTCTTCCGCCGGCAGCGGCCTCCGCTACATTATCGACGTCGACGTCGACGTCGACGTCGGCGGCGGTGGACGGACGTAGCGTTGCTGACGTCGCCAAAATGGCCATCGACTCGTCGAAGGATCGAGCTGATGCGATGAAGGACACATACGACAAGCTTTTCTCGCTTTTTGCCGCTTTTGGCGCCCTGTTGGCATTCTTAGGTTTTAAAGGATTGGATACTTTCGTTGCGGCGAAGCGGCGCTCAGAGGAAATTGTGGTGACTGCCAACAGTGCTGTTGATGCAGCGAACGAAGCGCGCGCTCGGGCCGAGGAAGCAGTTGCGCGCGCCGATCAAGCGATTAAAGATCATGCTGAGTTCGTGAAGGTGCGCTATGCCGCAGACAACTCTGCGGAAATCAATACTGCTCACGGCATTATCATGAGGGAGATCGCTAGCTTATACGAAGTGCTGCTCAAAATGCATAAGCCAGATGCGGTGGTCGAAACGGATTCAAGTTACCGGTCGTATCTAGATATCGGCCGACACTATCTTGACAAGGTTACAGATCGGCCGGACGGCCTGTCCGCAAAGGTCGTGGCACGAGCGTTTATCACTCGTGGGAACATATTGCGACGACAAGGGGATTATCTGGGCGCGTTGAAGATGGCCGAAATTGTCATAGACAAGTACCACCCCAGCGAACAGACGCCTGCACTTTATAACGCAGCGTGTTATTGCTGCCTGTTGGCTGAGCAGGAGGCCTCGATCACTAACAACGGGAGGAGCAGGGACTACCGGCAGCGTTCGCTAGCCTATCTGAAGCGGGCTATTGAGGCCGATCCTAACCTGCGCGAAGATGTGGTGGATGACCCGGACTTCAACTGGTTTCGGGAGAGATGTGACCCACGCTACGGCGAACTATTGAAGTGACGTAAAAAAGCCCGCAAAGCGGGCTTTTTACCAACGTGCTGCAAAGTTGTGTTATCCACGCGGACGAATGTCTTGAATGATCATAGGAGGCTCCTCATTGCCTGTCGCCGAGACGACAGCGCTTGGTTAGTGCACTACCCCTGTTCGACAGGCTCATGACACGTTGGTTCGAAAAAACGCGCGATTATAACGCGACTAGCCGCAAACGTAAATCAACTTTGGGGCGCGCCGCAGAACCAATGTAGCAATGCAAAAGTAGATTTGCAACCCCAAATCACCCCTAACTTTGTAAAAGTCAAGCGGAAATTTTTCCCGCTAAGTGTCGGTGGAATTTTAGGGCCGCATCTTTACGCCAACGCCGGTAGGGCTCTTGCGCGCCGGCCTGGTCTGCGAGGGTCCGGAAGTCCAATCTGTCTCGCAATAGTGCGGGCGACGCGATCGTCAGTCTCCGGCTCGTGGGCGCCCTGCAGTCGAGCCAGTGATTGTTCCTGCGTTTTCTTTCTCAGAAACGCGACGACGTCGTCTTCGAGGAACACCCAAGCCCGGCCGATTTTAGCGCCGGGCAGCTCGCCGGTACCGGCGAGTTTCATCGCCGTGTTGCGGTCGACCTTCAAAAACTCCGCGCACTCAATCAGATCAAACGTTCTCATACGGTCATACTCCCAGCTTTCCGCGCGGCAGCTTCTTGAAACCCCGCCAAAATTTCCATTGCTCGAAAGTTCGCCTGGCTTGCGGCCGGCATCCGCCCCGAGATGCACCAGTGCTCGTCCAGTCGTCGACGTGCGCTCATTGCCCGATAGCGTTCGATCGTGCCAGCCTGCCGCAGGCTGGCCAGCGCAGTTTCGACTGCGGCCTGCGCCGTCGACAGCGTCATGATGATCCGCTTCTTCGTCAGGCCGGTGTGCTGGTCGAGTAGCTCGACGATCTCGGCTTGCAAAGCAACTTGGTCGCGCGCCCATTGGCGGTGCCCGTTGACGATCACGGGAACGTATCGCCCCGAATCAATCGGCATGCGGCTCATTGATGAACCCTCCCTTTGCCGTCGTCACCGCAGTTTGTCGTGCACTCGCAGGGCAGGCGTTTGACGCACCGCGGATCCGGCACGACAGGGATATCACCCAGAACGTCGCGCACGAACTCCCACATGCGCCGTTCGCTGATCTGGTTCCGGTCAAAGTCGACATCAGGCTCGACGCCGATTGTGCATAGCGAGTGCGCGCCCCGCGTGCCTTCGAACGTCTTTGTCATCAGCGTCGCAACGCGGCCGTCGCCGGCGGGCTCGGTGCGATGAAACACGTATGGGTCCATCGAGTACTGCTTGCTGGCCGGCACGACCTCGACGTGCATTCTCGCGAGCACGAGCTCGTAATCGGGAATCCATGGGCGATTGCCAAAGCGGGTGCGTTCGCCTTCGTGCAGGTAGGCGGTGTGCGTCTTGTCGACCACGAAGTCAGGCGCCGTATCGACGAACATCTGCGCATACGTGTGGTTAATCTGCGTTCCGACCAGCACGCGAGAATCAAAGCCAAAGCGATGATCGTGGATGGCTGAATGCTCAAAGCACTTGCGTCGCGGCAGCTCCGGATGCCATACGTGGAGGCGCATGTTAGCGGCCAGCTGCAACTGCAGGAATCCGAGTCCGTGCAGCGTGATCTTTGCTTCGGTGGGTTTGAAGGTCATTGGTCTTGCCTCACGTCGACGTTGGCCGCATGGCGCGGTCGAGCATCATTAGTCCTGTTTCGAGCTGGACGCCAGCAGCGTTAGCCCACGTCCGCGCCTCCTGTGCCGCTTTGTGCCGGCTGTAGCTGCCTACCTCGTCGCGCATGAGGTCGAGCAGCTCGATGTCGGCAGCAATAGCGATCTCGTCGACCAGCTTGCGGATCTCGACGCGAACGGCGTCGATCCGCGCGAGGTTAGCGAGTCGGGTATCCGACTCGCTTTCCTTCTTCTGGATAGCTTTACGCCGCGCGAGCGGCGCTTCGTTTGTCTGGATCGCTTTGGCGGGCGCCAGCCCGCTGCTGTTGACGTCGTCGTTCGATGCGTGCGCCGGGACGGCGCCAGCGAAGGAAAGCCGTGGGCGTTTGTCCGCCGTACCCCGCTTACGCGGCAGCGGGCGTGGGGTAGAAATGGCCGGAGAAGGCATCATGGACGGACTCCAGACGGAAACGGCCATGCAGCTGTGCCCGACCGCTCAAAAGCCGATTGCTCGCCGACGGCTCGCCCGATATCAGGCTCAGCAGTACACAGCCCGTCGAGCCAATTCGAAACCGCTGTACGCTCCTTTCCGTTGCGTGCGTTGTTGGCTTCGACCGTCAGATACTTCCGGATGGATCGCACACCGGCTGCGAACGCCTGTTCGGGCTTGGCCCAACAAAAAGCAGACTTCACATCTGCGGCGCTAAGGGGTTGTGCGCGACCTTCGCCAGGCAAAACAATGGTCGTGGCCATGACATAGTGCGTGCGATCGACGCGGGCGATGCGGATGTCAGCGGTGACACCTTTAGGGCACGACCGTCCTTTTAACTCGCGCACCTGATGGTTATCCATAGCAGGCTGTGCGGGCACCTTTGTTGCGAGCGGCTTCGCATCCAGCAGGTCTGCGAGTGGCGTCAGAGCGGCATGCACGCCTGTCACGGTGTCAGGTGACAGCGCCCCGAAATACTCGTCATGCAATACGGCCTGCAGTGCCTGCAAAAGTTGCTTTGCCTGAACGTCGGTGATCTTCTGCGCCGCTGGTTTGCCGAGCGCTTTCTTGGTGACCTTTGCCTTTCCGCCTGCCGCGACTTTCGCTGCAGCGTTCTGCAGGCGTTCTAGCGCTTTCTCGCCGCCGTGCGCGCGGATCTCTTCGATAGCCAATGTCGACGACACGACTTTGTCGCGGACAAGCTTGTGAAGCGTTGCTGGCGCGCGAGCGAGCAGAACGACGTCGCGGATCGTCTGATCGGTGATGTGCAGTCGCTTGCAGATGGTCGTGTTCGGCTCGCCCAACGCCTGCAGCTCGATCACCTTCTCGGCGAGCTGCAGGGGCGTCAGCTTTTCGCCGTCGTTCGTTGTGATGCCGGCATAGATCAGATTCGTGCGATTGACCGACTTCGCCTCGTCGATCACAACGGGCAGTCGGTCGATCGGCGCGCCTTCTGCGATCGCAAGTAGAGCCGCGTGATAGCGATGCTGGCCGGCGTACACAAAGATCCGATCTTCGCCACCGACCTTGCGCACAAAACAGCCGAGCGGCTGCTTGCGGTCATAGCCGTTGGCCTTGATCAACTCGGCAAGGTGGCGCACATGGTCCGGATCGAGCGGACGCACGTTGTCGCGCGCGTCGTAATGGATCTCGCGGGGCGGGACGGTCCATAGGTCGGACGACCCGCCGCCAGCAGCCTTGACTGCAGCCTTCGTGTTGCCGGTGACGATCATTGCGTCGAGAACGAGCGGGCTGGTCTTAGCCATGATTTGCCTCCCGGCCGCCGCGCAGCACGTACTCGATTTCGTTCTCGATAGCCTTCTGCGCGAGACGCAGGACGCTGAGCTCTTTCCTCTCGACGCTGCTCAATGCGGGAGCAACGTGGGCCGTCGTGACGCCGCCCACATCGGCCAGCGTGACGGACTCGGGATAGTGCAGCCGCGTGCCTGAAAACGAACCGACGTCGTTACCGGCGAGCCAGTACACCAGTTGTCGCTCGTTGCTGTATCGAACCCGGCGAAACGCCTGCCGTACGACGTCAGCACGTACCAGCATTTGCAGCGTGTCGTGCAGAACTGCCTGGTCGGCGTGCGGGAGTTGTTGCTCGACGGTCGTTACCGTCAGTGGTTCATTCTGCGCCGCGAAAAGTTGGATCAGCGCTTTGCAGATCGGTGTAAGGTCATTAACCATGTTGCCTCCGGAGGCGGGAGTAGAGGCGTACGCGCAGGAAAGGCCGTGCGAAGCACAGCACGCAGAACGCGGCGACGATGACGACGACGAGCTTGCCGGCGGATACGCCAGCGAAGAGCCAGAGAACGGCATCAGCAAGGGCGAACAGGAAGCCGATTGGACGTTGCTGAGACGGGCCGGTGAGGAACCACGCTGCGCAGCAGGTGCTGATGGCGATGAGGAGGGCGAAGATCACGCGGCCTCCTTCACGCGCAGCGCACGCGGCTTGTTTCGAGCCTTGGCGATCGTCTTGTCGGTCAGACTGGCCGCCTGCTTGCGGCGGTGCCTGATGAGTGCGGCGTTGCAGTCGTGTTCGTCCGGAACCGATATGGAAGTGCTTACAACGGTCGAGCCGTCCATGATCATGTAAAGCGTGTGGACGCTTCCGTGCAGCGGCCGGCGGGCGACGACATGCTTGCCGACCATCATCGGTGTCGTCGCGCGCGGCGCCATCGGATCGTACTTGACGTATGTGCGCAGGCCGATCGTGCCGTGCCTGGTTTCCTGTCGAATTTGAAGGATGCTTTTTTCCATTGGCGTTAGTCGTTATCGCCAGCGGCAAGACGCTTGCCGTCCAGCGTGGGTTGGTCTACTTGCGCTCGCTTTTTCCGGAGCTCGGCACAGTTCGCGAGGCAGATCCGCAGAGCGGGGGTTGCGTTGGCGAGAGAGCCAGGGAGATGGCGGAGGCGATGTTCGCGCGCGATGTCGATATCGGTAACGGGAATCCGCTTGGCCATGTCGGCTCCTACGCCACGCGAACTTGAGGCGGGATGTCGGCAAGACTGCGACTGGAGCCGGATCCGACCTTCGCGAACGCGACCGCGAGGGCGATCACGAAAAACACGGCGATGACACCCATCGGAACCTCAGGCGTCGGCGGCGCATTGCGTTTGCGTTTCGGCATGCCGCCCCCCTCAGACCGAAGGGCGGGCTGCAGCGTGCGACGTGACCGTCGACGGCTGTGGGCCAAAGATGCTGAGACCAACGACAACCGCTGCGATGACCAGCGAGACGCGGAAAATCGGCGTCTTTTCAAAGTCGCTTTGCAAGGGCACGAGATCTTCCTGAATCTCTCTAAGCCACGCCCGGCGGGCGTCTGCGGCAGAATCTATTATTTCTTTCACGAGAATCTCCGTATCGGGGGCGCGTCGGGATCGGCGCGCTTCGACCGGAGTATCCCTAAAGGGATAATCTCTGTCAATCCGTTTGGGGATATCCGAGGACGGAATTGAGCGCCCGATTGAAATTCGGGCGTTCTGAGATGAGGTGATTACCCGCTAGAGGATTGGTTCGAGACGGTGTCGCGCATTCGATTGAGCAGCCAGTTCACGGATAGCTGGCTTGCTAGCATCAGGGCCGAATCAATCCATGCGATGTCGTTCAGATAGGTCGCTGCCATGAAGGCTATGGATACGACTGGTGCCAGCATTGCAAACCCTTGCTGCAGTCGGTCTCTGCGGCGAGGCTTCACGGCGTGAAATCGAAGGATGGTTGACAGGCGGTCGAGAGCGTCCGCAGTGGGCACGGCGAAGTCTCGTTCAATGCCGGTTGCACTGAATTCGACGGTTCCATCGGGTAGAACCGTTGCCATGGCGATGGCGACGGGAGCTGCGCTGTCATTGGTGCAAGCGACGGTCGTGAGGCGCTCGCGCACAGCGTTTTGCCGGGCTACTAGGTTGAGTGCCTGTTTGGCAGTTTCGGAAGTGGGGAAGTGAAAAATATTACTTCCTGCGGCTGTGGCCTCTTTGCCCCGGAATGCTTTGGTTTTGGTTTTCATTGATGCTCAACGATTCTTTAGAGATTGGACGTTGAGCGGCTCGCCGGGTGCGATCTTCTTGGTCTTTGGTCTGTGTCAGCTTCTGCGAAATCGAAAGGGAATCAACGCTCGCCGATTCGGGCTGTGCCATAACGAAATCAATGTAGCTTTGTATCTTTGCCCGCTCGGCTGCAGGCAGCTTTGCGAACCGCTCTCTGTCGAGCTGCAGCTCGGGCGACGCATCCTGATCGTCGAGCAGACGTCCAGGGGTGATGCCGATCGCGGCCGCCAACGCTGCGACAATGCTTATCTGCGTGTCCACATTCCCCGCCAGCACACGTGCGACAGAGCTTTGTGAAATGCCGGCTCGATTGGCCAGCTTTGTCTGCGTATCGACAGCAGCATTCCGGCTCATGTGAGCCCGAACGTTGTCCGCCAATACTTCCCTGAGTGGTTTCCTAGTCATACGCGGAATATTGCCGAATATGGATACCCCTTGCGGGATACTTCCGCGTACATGTCCACTTGAGGAAATATCCCCAAAAGGATATGATTCAGTCACTTGCATTGTTTGGAGGCTGAAAAATGCCACAGGAAAAGATGCTGGACACCGTCATGCGCAAGCTTGACGAAACACGTGGCACCTGGCCGGAAATTTCCGTTAGCAGCGGCGTGCCGTATCAAACCCTCACCAAGATCGCATGCGGCATCGTCCGCGATCCGCGCATCTCCACGGTGCAGGCCCTGCTTGATTACTTCGCGAGTCGCGCGGAGCAAGCGACGGCGAGCGATCGCGCTGGATCTGCGCACTGAGTTTCTTTTGAGCATGGCTGTAGTGGTGATGTGGTGAGTTTGCATAGTACGGACCGGCGCACGCGGTAAACAGAATGAAACACGGCGCACACAAAGACAAAATGGGGTTCAAATGACCTGCAGATACAGCGGCACGGACTGGCTTGACGTGCTTTACATGTCGGTGCGCAACACGCCCGGTGGCGTCGCAGACGCAGCGGCTTTCCTGACCAATCGGCGCGGTAAGAGCATTGGTACAGAGTCGCTGCGCCTGCGTCTGCGCGGCGAGGGCGAAAACCGCCTCTCGATGGAAATGTTTGAATTACTGATCGAGTGGATGGAGGAGAAGCGTCAACCGCATTTCGTTGATGCGATCCATGCGCTTAACGAGCGTTTCGGTCTGCGTGCCGCGTATACCGATGCTGACCAGGCGCATGCGGACGTCGAGCGTGTCGCGCTCGACGCGCTTGAGCTCACGCGGCAGACGGGACTTGTAGCCGGTGAGGTGCGCGATGCAATCTCAGACGGCAAGATTACCGGCCCTGAGGCGGATGCGATCGTCGTGGCTGCTCGCTCGCAGCAGGGCGTCGCCGACCGCCTAGTCGGCGCGGTTCTGCGCATCAGCAAATCGGGTCGGCAATAACCGATGCGATTCACACCGGGGATGATGTGCTGCAACCCGTATCGGGAGCAGGTTGGACTTTCCTGCGACTACGGCTGGCAGCTTCTGTGCGGCACCAACGAACTCGCGCGTCTCGCGGAGCATGCGCCCGCAAGCGTGCCGCAGTTCATTACCGTGCTTCTCCAGACTTTTCCGCTGTCCGCTGACTTCATCGCTAACCATGCGGTGCGCGTCGGCCAGACCGACAGTTTCGTTGTACGCGCAGCACTCTACTGCGCAGCTCTTCAAACCAAGACCGAACGCAACGCATTCAGAAGCCAGATCGGCGGCTATCTGAACGCGGAAAAGCTGGCTCAGTTCGACCAGCTGATGTCGGCGGAATGGTCTCGTCTTCGTTCCAAATAAACCGGGGATTCAAAGTGACTTTGTCCAATACCGCTTCCGCACTTCGAGCGCGGCATCCGCTCGCGCGCAAACTTGTTGCCAGCGCAGGGAGATTCGCTGCGGGCCGCGCAAAATGGCGGCGGCTGTTCGATCGTGAACGTGCCCTGATCGCGGGTTGACGCATGGCGTCACTCGAACAGATTGCGGCCCAGCTCGCGGCGGCTGGACATCCGAAACTTCCGGAAGGCCATCCGCGCGTTTCTGATAACGGGAAACCGCACCGTTATGGTCCGGGCAAGAAATTCTGGTATTCGATCCATCAGGTTGTCCGTCGCGGGCAGGTGCTTGGCTACATCGGTGCATACGGGCGCTGGGTCGGCGACGACAACGGCTCGCAGGCGTTTGAGTGGCAGGGCGAGGCGGCGGCGCCGGAGGACCTCGCCGCGACACGCGCCCGTCAGGCCGAGCTCGATCGAGAAGACGAGCGCAAGCGGGTGCAGGCGGCCAAGATGGCCGCTAATCGTGCGCGCACGCAATGGCAGCACGCATTCGTCGAAGGCGAGTCAACGTATCTGGAGCGCAAGCAGATCACGCCGGAGGGCGTTCGCTTTGACGCCGAAGGCACGCTGCTGGTGCCGATGTACCGGTACGGCACTGATGAGCCTCGCATGGTCGGCTTGCAGAAGGTGACGCCGGACGGTGCCAAGCGCTTTAACAAGGGCATGGAAAAGAAGGGCGCGGAGTTTCGCATTGGCGAGCTGACCGTCGACGACCGGATCGCCATGATCGCGGAAGGCTATGCGACCGGCCGCTCGATCCGTATGGCGACGGATGCCCAGATCCCACTGTCTGTGTGCTTCGATGCTGGTGGAATTCTGCCGGCAGCTCGGGCGCTTCGCGCGGCGTATCCCGACTTGCATCTGCTGATCTGTGCAGATGACGACTGGAAGATCGAGCAGCGCCTGCGTGATCACCTCGCGGACGACTACGGCTACGCCGGCGAGTTTGTGATCGGCGCGGACGCGATCCAGATCGAGGCAAAGAACACGTCGTACATGCTGCATGCGCAGTACAAGCAGATCAACGGCGGCGTTGAGTACATCGAACTCGCGGTCTGGAATGACGTCATGCCGGAGCGCGTGCTGCGCTTCGAGAACACCGGCCGCAAGCGTGCGGAAGAGGCTGTTACGGACGTTGGCAATGCGAGCGTGGTGTATCCGCGGTTCGCCGATCGGGGCGATCGCAAGCTGACTGATTTCAATGACCTGCATTGCGAAGAGGGGCTGCACGTCGTCAAGGCGCAGATCGAGGCGGCGCTGCTGGCGGCCCTTGCACCGTCTGCCGACGAGATCGCTCCTTTCCCGCACCTTCATGCGGTTGCGCCGATCGCGGATCCGCTGTACGGCGACGCGGTTGCGCTTGTCCGTCAGGGCCGCCGTGCGACTGTCTCAGGTGTGCAGCGTGGCCTGCGTATTGGCTATAACCGTGCGGCAGCATTGATCGAGGAGATGCAGAAGGCCGGTGTGATATCCGCCCCGGCCGCGAACGACGTGCGCACTGTGATTGATCTGCATTCGGGCGCGCGCGCAACGTCTGCTGACGCAGGCGGCGAAGTCGTCGAGGTCGAAAACGGTGCCTACACGTGGCGTCAGCAGCTGCGGCGTGCAGAGAAATCGGCGGCAATACTTCCGTCGCTCGACAACATTTTCACGATCCTGTCGAACGATGAGAAGTGGCAGGGCGTGTTCGGCTTCGAGCAGTTTTCGCTTCGCATCATGAAGCTGAAACCGCCGCCGTTCGAAGGCGGTGAAGTGGGCGAGTGGTCTGACCGTGACGATGCGCGATGCGTGCTGTGGCTCGGTCAACGCTATTCGTTCAGCCCGCGCAGCGACGTAGTCGCCGATGCGGTGTTTCTTGTCGCCGATCGCAACCGATATCACGAAGTTCGCGACTACCTCGATGGCCTGCAATGGGACGGGAAGGAAAGGCTGCGCAGCTGGCTGGTCAACTATGCGCTCGCGCCGGACACGGAATACGTCCGCCTCGTCGCGTTCAAGTTCCTGCTTGGTGCTGTCGGTCGAGTCATGAAGCCCGGCTGCAAGATGGACAACGTGCTGATTCTCGAAGGCGTGCAGGACGCCGGCAAGTCCGCGCTGTTTCGCACGCTGTGGGGCGAGAAGTGGTTCACGGACGCCAACATCGTGATTGGCGATAAGGACACGTTCTCAGTCATGGCCGGCAAGTGGCTGATCGAGCTGGCCGAGCTCGACGCGTTGAGCAAGAGCGATTCATCAAACGCGAAACGCTTCTTTACGACGGCAGTGGACACGTACCGGCCGCCGTACGCTCGGCGTGCGATCGACGTGCCGCGTCAGAGCGTCTTTGGCGGCACGGTCAACTTCGATACGTACCTGAAAGACGAGTCCGGTAACCGTCGCTACTGGCCTGTGAAGGCAGGCACGCCGCTCGACCTGCGTGGTCTGGCTCAGGACCGCGACCAGATCTGGGCAGAGGCGTACCAGGCATATCTCGAATGGCAGAAAGCGAACGACGAGGCGGGCGGTATTCTGCCGGCGCCGTGGCAAGTGCTGCCTCACGAAAAGCCGTTGTTCTCGACCGAGCAGGAAGCGCGCTATGAGGGCGACATCTACGAGACGATGATCGCCCGTCACATCGCCATGCTGAGCAAGGTGACGATGGAAGACATCCTCGGCGACTGTCTCAAGCTGGAAATCGCGAAGTGGTCACCAGCTGAGCAGCGCCGTGTCGGCAAGGCAATGAAGTCGCTTGGCTGGATCCGCAAGCGCGAATCGAGCGGCAACCGTGAGTGGTATTACACGCCTCCTGATCCGGTCGACGCACCGGCACCTGTCATTCCGGCGACTGTTGCGCAAGCGGAGCACGACGATGACGCACCGCTTTAATGCCAATTTCGTCGCGCCGTTTTGCTCGCTCGCCGCAGGCTTTGGCGCGCGCGTCAGCGTATGTCGGCGCGCTGCTTGTGGTGTTTCGGCGCGCTGCGCAACGTCCCATGTCCCGACGTCCCAAGCGCAACCCCTCGCGTATGTGCGCGTAATGCGTGCGACGTGCGCGACGTGCGTGCAAGGGTGCGCATGTCGCGGGCGCCTGCGCGCATCCGCAACTTTTTTTCCTTGGGACATTGGGACAATGGGACGGAATGGGGGTAAGCGATGATCGACCTCAAAGAGCAAGCCGGGATCGCGATGAATGTCCGTAGCCAGCTTGGTGAGTCCGTTGGCGATCCGCAAGTAACTTTGGCCGCACTGGCATTCGCCGACGATCTTGGTCGCCTGCTCTGGCGCATGAAGTACGGTCAGGACGTGAAGCGCTCGGGCGTGCAGCGAGCGACGCTGTTGCTGGCGAGTCGAATCCGTTGGTCCGGAAAGTTCGCCCGAAAGAAATTCACCGGACTGGATCACGAGGCAAACCGTGCGCGCCGGATGGGTGTGAAGGGCGAGAAGGTCGAGCGTGCGCTGTCGGATATCGTTGAGCGCTTCGCGCGTCGCGTGATTGTCGAATGGGTAGCTGACCTGTGCCCGCATTGCGATGGTCGCGGTGTCATGGGACGTGCCGAGCGTCAATCAGCGCCGCTGTTGGTCGAGGTCGAGTGTGAGACTTGCCATGGTAGGCGCACGGTCGTTGTGAGCGAAGAGCGGATCCCGTTTGCGCACAACGGCAGGCACCCGACTGTCTACCGCGAATATGAGCGGTGCGGAACCTGCAACGGCGAAGGCAAGCAGCGCACCGAACAGAAGGCGCGCAGTGTTGGCAGACAGATCTGCACCGCATGCGATGGCACTGGCCGGTATGCGGTCGACGATGCAGCTCGCGCGGCAGCGCTCGGCGTGTCGCTCGGCATCTACCGCGCGCACTGGGCCGCGCATTTTCGCGGCCTGCTCGCGCTGCTGGACAGCGTCGACGGCAGTGCGGCTGACATAGTTCGAGCAAAGGTGCGCCGATGAAATCGCTTGCATTCCAAGATTTGTACGACATATACTCCGCCGCATCCTTTACCGAGTCACTGGATAAACGCAGCGCCCGCGCAAAGGTGGCGCAACAATTCTTCCGGCTGACGTACAGCATTGCGCGAGCGGCGCAATCAACGACAACAACAGCCAGCCGGGAATCGTTCGGGATGCGTGCGTCCCGACGAACCGTACATACCAAAGCCCTGATCGCGAAAGCCTCAGGGCTTTTTGCATTGGAGCGCTGAATGCCACGTAAAGCACCTACCGCGTGCCGGCATGCCGGATGCGCGGCGCTGGTCGACAAGGCAGGCTTTTGCGATGAGCACAAGCGCGACGCTGTCGGCTGGCATTCCGACGCACATCGCGGCAACCGGCATGCGCGTGGTTATGGATCCGAGTGGACGCGCACGCGCATTCGCATCCTCAAGCGTGACTGCGGACTGTGTCAGGTCTGTCTGCGTGCCGGCGATGTGACCAAAGCCGATAGCGTCGACCACGTTGTGCCGAAGGCCGAAGGCGGCACGGACGACGACGACAACCTGCAGTCGATCTGCACCGTATGTCACGCGGCCAAGACCGCGCAGGAGAGCGCACGGGCGCGCAGTCGCGGCGACGCAGCCCGCTAGCATCCTCGCTCGACCTCGCCGCTTGCACCAAGTCTGTGCATTTGCCCGCGCGAAACGTTGTTTTTATGCAACATTAGGCGCAGTCTATACCCCCGGGGGTGTCAAACGGCTAGGTCTATTACGGCTGGGACCGCTCGTTCAGGCTTGTTTTTACGCGCGGCAGTTTTTTGGAGGAGGGGGGGGTAAAAAATCGCCCCTCCGAGCCGCTCACAGTCACCTTTCTCGTTTTTAACCAGGAGCCGCCATGGAGCCTTCTACGCCTTCTATCGGCGTGCTGGACGGGCAAGCTGCCGCCGAGCAACGCGTCGATGGCGTGGAGTCGGAGGTGCCTGCGCCGCTGAAATCGCTGTCGCTCGCCGAGCAGCGCGTGTGGGACTACGTGGCTGGCGCGTTGAAAGACTACGGCCTGATCCATCGCACGGACGCGATGCTGATGCACCTGATCGTGTCGACGTTCGTGCAGTGGGTCGACGCCGAGGCGGCAGTCGAGAAGCACGCTGCGGAAAACAAAGGATCGTTCATGGTGAAGACGCCGAACGGTTACGAGCAGCCGCATCAGTGCTACTACATGGCGCGCAATCTGAAAACCGAGCTGCTGCGCATGCTGCCGGAAGCGTGTCTGACCATACCGTCGTTCGCCAAGGTCAAGCAGGCGATGCGTGAGCCGCAGCAGACGGATATGTTCGATCCGCTGGTCGCGTTCGTGTCCGGCAAACCGCAGCCTCCCAAACTCGTGCACTCGCGATGAAAAATGCCGATCTTGACTGGGACGCGTACGGACGTGACGTGCTCGCAGGAAAGATCGTGGTCGGCAAGTGGGTGCGCAAGGCCGTCGAGCGTCACTATCGTGATCTCGAAACGGGAGCTGCGCGCGGCCTGATCTTCAGCGAAGCGCACGCCCGGCATGTACTGGCGTTCTTTGACTTCCTCAAACACAGTAAGGACAAGTGGGCAGGCGCGCGTTTTGAGCTGTCGCTGTGGCAGGCATTCTGGCTCGCCGTGCTGTTCGGCTGGTTGCGGGCGGACGGCACGCGGCGCTTTCGCAAGGCGTACTGGGAGATCGCCCGCAAGAATGGCAAGTCGACGCTGCTCTCCGGCGTGGGGTTGTATCTGCTGATCGGCGACGGGATAGCTGGCGCGGAGGTCTACACGGCGGCGACCAAGCTGGATCAGGCCAAGATCGTGCACGAAGAAGCGAAGCGCATGGTCATGCAGTCGGTCGAGCTGCGCAAGCATCTGCAGATCGTAAAAAACGACATCCTGCTGCCGGGCACTGCGAACACGTATAAGCCGCTCGGCGCGGACGCGCTGACGCAGGACGGTCTGAATCCGCACGGCGCGATTCTCGACGAGCTCCATGCGCATCCGTCGCGTGCCTTGTGGGACGTGATCGAATCGGCAACCGGCTCGCGATCGCAGCCGTTGATGTTCGCGATCACGACGGCCGGCTTCAATGTCGTCAACTCAATCTGCATCGAGCAGCGTAACTATGTGCGCCGGATCCTCGAAGAGGCGATCGACGATGACGCCTACTTCGGCGTGATCTACACGCTCGACGGATACGACGGCGGCGAAGACGACGAAAAGGACGACTGGACCGATCCCAGGCACTGGATCAAGGCCAATCCGAATCTCGGCATTTCGGTCTTTCCGGACAATCTGGCGGAGTCCGTCCGTGTTGCGCAAAACGAGCCCTCGGCGCAGGCAAATGTGCTCACAAAGCGCTTCAATATCTGGGTGAAAGCGTCGCATCTGTGGATGGCGATGGACAAGTGGAAGGCGTGTGGAAAGACCTACACGCTGGAGGATCTCGAAGACGTTGTCGCGGTGTATGGCGGTCTCGATCTCGCGAGCACGTCGGACCTCTGTTCGCTCGGCCTGCAGTTCATTCTCGAAGACGGCATGCGCGCGTTGTGGGGTAAGCACTACCTGCCTGAAGACGTAGCGCTTGATTCGGAGAACCCGAATCACCGGCTATACATGGTCTGGAAGGAGCAGGGCTGGTTGACGCTCACGCCGGGCAATGTGACGGACTACGAGTTCATCAAAAGTGACTTTTCAAAGCTCGCCGAGCGGTTTCCGTTCGCGGAGACTGCGTTCGATCGATGGAACAGCTCACAGCTCGTCACCGATCTGATGAACGACGGCGCGAACATGGTCCAGTTCGGGCAGGGTTACGCGAGCATGAGCCCGGCCATGAAGGAGTTCGAGCGGCTCATTAAAGGGCGTCAGCTGGTCCATCCGAATGACCCCGTCATGACCTGGGCAATGAGCAACGTGGTCGCATCGAAAGATCCGGCGGGCAACATCAAGCCGGACAAGCAGAAAAGCGCAAACAAGATCGATCCGGCCGTCGCGCAGATCATGGCCGCCGGTCGTGCGGCACTGGCGACGATCGAGCCGATCATCAAAACCGCATTCGTGGGACTCTAATGTTCGAATCCATAAAGCAACTTTGGGGTGCGCGCGATGCGGGCGCCCCGCCTGAGCGCGTCGAGCCATCCGGTGTGCCGGCCGTCCACAATGAGCAGGCGTCGACGGTCGTGTCGTACGACAGCGCGACCATGGCGCAAATGTTCAACGTCGAGCCGACGTTTGCGGGGACGGTCGTGACTCCGCAGAGCGCGATGCGCGTCTCAGCGGTGTATGCGTGCGTCAGACTGATCGCCGGCGCGAAGGCTTCGATGCCGGTGCAGATGTTCCAGAAGGCAGAAGGCGCGAACAGCCGCGTCGACGACCACTCCTATCTGTCGCTGCTCAATGATGAGCCGTCACCGTGCTGCTCGGCCGCAGTCTTCTGGGAGTTCACCGAAGCGAGCCGTCACCTCTACGGCGACGGCTTCGCGTACATCAACCGGAACCGCAACGGCGTGCCGCAGGAACTGATTCCGCTGCATCCGCTGCGGGTCGAGAGCGAAAAGCAGACGAACGGTCGCATCGTGTATTACGTGCTGTTCGACGACGGCACATATCGCGGTGTCGATCAGGACGACATGCTGCAGTTCTGCAATTTCGGCTGGGACGGTTTGCGCAGCATGAGCACGATCCGGTGGGGTGCACGTCAGAGCATCGGCACATCGATCGCGGCAGAGAACCATGCCGGCAAGTTCTTTCAGAACGGTGTCATGCCGAGCGTGATCCTCGAATACGCCGGCAAGATGGATCAGGCGACGGTCGACCAGCTGCGCGCGGAGTTCGAGCTCCGATATGCCGGCGGCCCGAACGTCCACAAACCCATGATCCTCACCGGCGGCACGAAAGCGCAGGGTCTCGCGATGAACGCGGCTGACGCCCAGTTGCTGGAAACTCGCAATTTCCAGGTGATCGATATCGCGCGCGCGTTCGGCGTGCCGCCGTTCCTGATCGGCGAGAGCGAAAAGCAGTCCGCCTGGGGATCGGGCATGGCAACCATGACGCAGGCGTTTATCACCTTCACGATGCAGCCGCATCTGGTGCGCGACGAGCAGGAGCTGCGTCGCAAGCTGTTTCGTATCGGTCGCTATACGGTCAGGTTTGATCGCCGCGCATATCTCGCTGCGGACATGGAGAAGCTCGGCGCGTACTACCGCCAGGCGATCGGCGGTTCGCAGGGGCCGGGCTGGCTGTCGATCGACGAGATCCGCGGTTACGAAAACATGGGTCCCAAGCCGGGCGGGGACCAACTTTATTCACCTACACCGCTGCAAGGAGCGCCGAGTGAAACGCAACCCGCTACTTAACCTGATCCGCGACAACATGAACCGGCCACGGTCATTCGACGTTAAGGCGTCGGACGATCAGGTCACGATCTACCTGTATGACGCGATCGACGCGTGGTGGGGCATTTCCGCCGAGTCGTTCGTTCAGCAGCTCAGCGAGATCAATGCGCCGACCATCAACCTGCGCATCAACAGTCCCGGCGGCGACGTGTTCGAAGCGCGCGCGATGGTGACTGCGATCCGGCAGCATCCGTCGAACATCATTGCGCACGTCGACGGCATCGCAGCGTCGGCGGCCAGCTATGTTGCGATGGCGGCGAAAGAGGTTGAGATCTCGGACGGCGCGTTTTTCATGATCCACAAGGCGTGGACGATCGAGATGGGCAACGCAGACGATCTGCGCAAGACGGCCGGGCTGCTCGACCAGATCGACCAGTCGATCGTCAACGACTATGCCGCACGCACCGGCAAGTCCAAAGACGAGCTGCTCGCGATGATGACGGCTGAGACGTGGCTGACTGCTGCAGAGGCGAAGGAGATGGGGTTCGCCGATCGCATCGCGGCGACGGCCGGCACGGAAAACTCGGGGCGCTGGGACCTATCGGCGTATGCGAACGCGCCGAAGGCGCTCATCGAGCCGCCGGCACCTCGCGAACCTGTTCGCGATCGCAGCACATTGGAGCGTCGCATGGCGATGCTCGAAAGAATCGCACCGTAAGCGCTCTCGCTGGGGCGAATGAGGGCCGCACACATGTGCGGCCCTTTTCATTTGTATCAACCATTCTGAAAGGAACCATATGATCTCGATTCAAGCTCTGCGAGAGCAGCGCAATGAAATTGCGAAGGAAATGCGCAACCTGCTCGACGGCAACCCGGACGGCAAGTGGAAAGAAAACGGCTGTGACGCGAAATGGACGGAGCTGGATAACAAGCTGCGCGACGTCGACGCCCAGATCGAGCGCGAGCAGCGCATGCTCGATGCTAATGCTGAGCAGCGCTTCAACGCACTGGCCGGCGATCCGGCTCGCGGCGGCCGTGACGAAGGTGTGTCGGCAACTCGTCAGCAATACGCACGCTGGTTGCGTGGCGGCAACGATGCGTTGAGCGCGGCGGAATGGACGGCGATCCGCAACACGATGAGCACGGATACGCCGGGGCAAGGCGGCTATACGGTGCAAACCGACGTCGCCAAAGCGGTGATCGAAGCGCTCAAGGCATTCGGCGGCATGCGTCAGGTTGCGGAGGTATTCACGACAGCGCAAGGCAATCCGATGGCCTTCCCGACCAGCGATGGCACCGCTGAAATGGGCGAAATCGTCGCGCAGAACCAGGCGGCAACCGCGCAGGATCCATCTTTCGGATCGGTTGGCTTAAATCCGTTCAAGTACAGCTCGAAGATCGTCGCCGTGCCGCTCGAACTGCTGCAGGACTCCGAAGTCGACATCGAGGCGTTCGTGCGCGCGCGTCTCGCAACACGCCTCGGCCGCGTGACGAACAATCACTTCACTGCCGGCGACGGCACGAACAAGCCGAAGGGCCTGTTCCCTTCGCTGGGCGTTGGTGTGACGGCAGCAACGGGCGGCGCAACGGTTGTCTCGTATGACAACCTCGTCGACCTGCAGGAGTCGATCGACGACGCATACGCGGGCCCGAACTGCAAATGGATGTTCCATCAAAACACGCGCAAGGTCATTCGGAAACTGAAGGATGGTAACGGCCGTCCGATCTGGACGCCCAGTTACGACGCTGGCATCGGGCGCGCGTCGCCGGACCAGCTGCTCGGTGCGGACATCCAGATCAACAACGACTCGCCAGTGCTGGGCGCGAGCAATACGCCGATCGCATACGGCGATTTCTCGTACTACAAGGTTCGGGACGTGATGGGCATCACGCTGTTCCGTTTCGCGGATTCGGCCTACGCATCCAAGGGGCAGGTCGGTTTCCTCGCCTGGATGCGTTCCGGCGGTGCGTGGACCGACGTCGGCGGTGCTGCCAAGACGTTCCAGAATTCGGCGACCTGATCGCCGTGATGTGCCGGTGATGCGCGGTGCTCCGCGCGTCACTTCATTTCCCGTATATCTATGAGGGCCGTATGGCTACCAAAAATGTACTCGTTCGCATTCTGCAGGCGATTCGGATTCACTCGACTGATTATTTTTGCAATGACGTCGTCTCAATGCCGGCGAGGCTTGCCGCTGCTCATGAGAAGTCCGGCGTCGCAGACTCGGATCCGGACGCCGTCGCCTATGCGCGCGACGAGCTCGGCAAAGAGCCGATCGAGCATGTCGTACCCGAGGGTGCTGCGCTCGTTCCTGCGGAGCTGCAACCAGCTTCGGCCGGCGGTGCTGCTGCGCCGGTATCAACGCAAGGCGCGACGGACGGACAAGCTGATGCTCAAGCCCAGATCCCGGGTGTAGACGCGGCAACCGATCCGGTGGCGCAGCAATGACGGTCGGCCTCTCCCGCATCGCGGGGGAGGCGGTCGACGAGCCGATCAGCCTCGACGACGCGAAGCTGCATCTGCGCGTCGACGGGAATACGGACGATGTGCTGATCGGCTTGATGATCACTTCCGCGCGTACGTCATGCGAAGGGCGCATGCAACGCAGCATCCTGCCGCAATCATGGATGCTCACCCAAAGTAGCTTTCGTCAACCGTGGTTCGAGGAGAGCGGCCATCTGCATCATGGGCTGACCTTCAATCCTGCCTGGTATCGCGCCCGATGCCACGGTTCGCCCGATTCCATCGTGTTGCCGCATCCGCCGATCAGGGCGATTACATCGGTCACCTATCTCGATGCGACGCTGCAGCGCGTGACGATGGACCCGTCTGCATATCGGCTCGCGGTCGTCGGCGAGAAGCTCGCATTGCTTCGGCCGGTCGGTGCACCGTGGCCCCATACCGCACGCGAGCCGGATGCCGTCACGATCGTTTATGACGCGGGATGGCCTGATGCCTCGCAGATCCCGGCGCCGATCATCAGCTGGATCAAGCTGCGGCTCGGAGCGCTGTACGAAAACCGCGAGGAGTTTGCCGCTGGCCAGCCGGTGCCGGAACTGGGATTCGCCGATGGCCTGCTCGACCCCTACAGCATTCCGGTGGTGTGACATGAGAGCAGGCAAGCTGAAACATCGCATGACGATACAGACGCCCGGTCAGATACGCGATCCGGCCGGGCAACCGTCCACCGGCTGGATTGACTTTGACACTGTCTGGGCGGATGTCCGCTATCTGAATGGCCGCCAGTTCCTCGCGTCCAGCGCGGAAAAGAACGCTGCCACGGTAAGCATTCGGGTGCGATGGCGGACTGACCTGAACGCGGCGATGCGGGTTGTTTATGGTGCGACGGTGTTTGACATCGTCGCAGTGTTGCCAGACGAAGAGGATCAGGATCATGTCGACCTTGCGTGCACAACGGGAGTCAACAATGGGTAGCAAGACATTAACCGCTGCGCATGGGACCGGGAAGGAGCTATCCGATCTCCTGCGCGACGAGCTCGGCATTCCGAAAAACGTGCTGTCGTTCGAAGTCCGGTTCGCGGTGGACGAGCCGGTCACGGTGCGTTGCGAATACCTGCCGGAAGAGCCGCAGCGGGGTGGGCCGCGTGGCTGATTCGATCAACGCGATCGTGCGCGCTGCCCTCGATCCGCTCGTCGATGAGCGCGTGTTTCCGGGCGCTGCACCGCGTGGCACGCCAACGCCATACATCGCATATCAGCGTGTGGGCGGCGCTGACTCAGCGACTCTCGACGGCATATCAACCACTCGCAACGCACGCATGCAGATCGCGGTCTGGTCTGCCGCGTGCGAGGCGTCGACCATCTTGATGGATCAGGCGATGGCGGCGCTGTGTGAGGGCGTCATCAAGGGGACGCCGATCGGCGAGCCCGTCGATGTGTACGAAGAGGACACGAAGCTCTACGGCTCGCGCCTCGATATTTCAATCTGGTATTCAACCTAAAGGGATCTGTATATGACCAGCTCCGCAATTTCCGCGCAGGGGACAACCTTCGCGATCAACTCCGGGACCGACCTTGCTCCCGTCTGGACCAAGGTCAAGAACGTCAAGAGCTATAGCGGCTTCGACGGCTCTGCGACCGAGCTCGACACGACCGATCTGGATTCGACTGCGAAAGAGCGACTGCTCGGCCTGCAAGATTGGGGGTCGTTTTCGATCGACGCAAATATCGACTATGCCGATCCGGGGCAGGCCGCGATGCTCGCGTCGAAGCGCGCGTCGACGCAGAAGAAGTATCAGCTGACGCTTCCGAACGGCTACACGCACACGTTCACAGCGTCGGTGAAGTCGTTCCCGATCGCGGGCGGCACGGACGCACTGCTTACCAACACCATCGCACTGACGATCAGCGGCGACGTCGTCACGGAAGCACCGGCAGAGGGGGGTTAATCAATGCTGACTCGCGAACTGATTCAGGCTGCTGCCGATCTGAAATCTCAAGTTGTGTCGGTGCCGGAATGGGGCGGCGAAGTGACCGTGATCGTGATGGACGGCCGCGCTCGTGACGTTTTCCAGACCGCCTTGCAGGCTGGTGATAAATCGGTCAGTTACTTCCAGGCGACGCTGCTGGTGGCGACGGTGGTGGGCGACGATGCAAAGCCACTTTTCACGGCCGACGATATCGACTGGTTGCGCAACAAGAGCTCTGCGGCTCTCACGCGCGTCAGCCGCGTCGCTGAGCCTCTGAATGGATTCGGCCCGGCGGCAGTGGAGGAGGCGGAAAAAAACTCCGAAGCCGCCCCGAGCGGCTCTTCTGGTTCCGCCTAGCAAAGGAACTTGGCATGTCGGTCTCGCGTGCAATGCGCGAGGTCGACAGCGCTGAATTCACCGAGTGGCTCGCGTACTACAACGTTGAGCCATTCGGTGAGCGTTTCTCCGACCTTCGGACGGGCCTGATCACCTCGGCCATCTACAACGTCAACCGCAACATCAAGGCGCATCCGAATGCGTTCGGTGCGCTGCATTTCATCCCTTGGGCTGACGAGCGCACTGCGGCGAACGATGACGCACAGCCTGTCCTGCTGGCCGATAAGGAAGCGCAGTCAAACCTGATCTCGGCGGCGCTCTTCGGAGTCGTTCCAGATGGCAAGAAAACCGTTTGAAGTGGCAAACCCGGAAGCGCTCACCGCGCAGCTCCGTGCACTCGACGAAGCGATGGGCGAATCGACGCTGCGGCAGGCCGCGGTGGCGGGCGCTCGCGTGATCCTCGACGAGATGGAGCTGCGCGTCCCAGTCGCGACCGGCAAGGGCAAAAAATCGCTGCTCATCGCGTACGACAAAGAGGTTTCCGTCACAGGGAAGATCGCGTCTTACATCGTCACGTGGAGCAAAGACGCGTTTTATCTGCGTTTCGTTGAATACGGGACGTCGAGATCTGCCGCTGATCCGTTTATGCGGCCGGCTTTCGAAGCCAAGAAAACTGCAGCGGCCGAGGCCGTACGTCAGGTCATTGACGAAAAATTGAAGGCGGCAAATGGCAAATGAAACCGTAACACGCGTCACCGCAGACGCGAGCGGCTACACGGCGGAGCTGGAGCGCGCGACGAAGTCAGCGAACGCTTTCCTGCAGTCGCAGGACGAAGCGGCACGCCGCACCGCTGTCGCGCAGCAGGCTATCGCCGAGGCGGCTGCGAATGGTAGCGATGCCTCTGCGCGGTCTATCAACAAGTTCGTGTCGTCGCTGACCCGTCAGGCAGACACTGCCGGCAAGACGACCGCTGAACTGCTCCGGATGAAGGCGGCGCAGCTCGGCGTGTCGGATGCTGCAGCGGCGTCGATCGCGAAGATCGAGGCAGCGGCTGCAGCGTCCGACCATGCGGGCGAATCGGCGCACAGTTTTAGCCTCAATTCGACGGCTGCGCGTCGCGAGCTCGCCGTGCTCGCTCACGAAGCATCACAGGGCAGCTGGCAGAAGCTCGGCGGATCGATGCTGGTGCTCGCAGAGCGGACTGATGCGCTCTCGCTTGTCATGAGCCCACTGGGCATCGGGCTGGGTGTGACGGCGGCAGCTGCGGCACTGTTCTTTAAAACGATCTACGATGGTTCGGCGCAATACGATGCATTCCAGAAAGCGATCGTAAGCACGCATGGTGCGCTCGGCGTGACGGCATCGGATCTGATCGACGTGTCAAATAGCATGGTCGACGCGCACACGTCGTTGTCGGCCGCGCGTGACGTGCTCGCGCAGGTCGCCAACACCGGGCGCTTCACAGGCGACGATCTCGCGCTCGCCGGGCGAGCCGCAATCGCGATGGGCGAGGATACGGGCGAGAGCGCAGACAAGGCGGTCGAGTCGCTCACCCGCATGCACGACAACGTCCTGCAGTGGCTTGAAACGTATCAGGAACAGCACCACACGTTCTCAGCGGCGCAGGTCGAGGAGATCGAAGGGTTCGTGCGGGCAGGCGACGCAGCAGCTGCTCAGAAGGCCGCGATGCTGGATCTGATCAGCGCGCACGAATCGGTCGCGGCGGCTGCCGAGAAAAATATCGGCACCGTAATGCGGTGGTGGAACGACTGGGGCGTGATCATCGGTCGCGTCAAGGCGTCGATCATGGACATCGGCGTGCCCGATAGCATGACGAAGCAGATCGGCGATCAGCTGGCACGCGTTCAGGCCGCGCAGCACAACGTCGACCAGTTGCAGGGGGCATCGTCGTTTAGCCTCGATCAGGCGAAGCAGCAGCTCGCGGTCGAGACTGCCACGCTCAATACGCTGCGTGATCAGCAGGCGGTGCAGTTCAAAACGACGCGCGACGCCGAAGCGCGTGCGAAGGGCGGCGACGCAGCCGTCGCGGTCAACAAGTATCTGAACAGCACGCAGTATGCGACGCCGGCGGATCAGCGCACGCTTGCTGTTAAAAAGGAAAACGCCGACTACGCGGCGGCGATCAATGATCTCGACAAGACGTCGACTCAGTACGAGGCGGCGCAAAAACGCCACGCCGCGAATCTGCAGCAGATCGATAAGGAATTCGCTAGTCGCAACGGATCCAAGGCGGCTGCATCTGCTGCGGCCGCAGCGGCACAGAATGCCATTAACGCGCAGCTCACCGCACTCGATGCGCAGGACAAGGCCGTGGAAACTGGCCTCAAGACGTCGCTCGATCACATCAAGAGCCTGCTCGATCAGGGTTTGATCACGCAGGACGATGCGCTGCGGCAGTCGCACGAAGCCCGGCAGAAAGCTCTTGCGGATCAACTGTCGATCCAGCAGCAGGAAGAGGCCATCGCGCAAGGGAAAAAGCAGAAGTCGGCGATGGAGAAATACGCTGCTGAGATCGCGGCCACGCGTAAGAAGATCTCCGACGACGACCAGCAGTACACCGACGACACGGCGAAGCTCGCGGCCAAGCGGGCGTCCGACATCAAGGTGTACACGGATGCGCTGAAGCAGCAGCTCGACACCCAACAGGCCGCTGCGGATACGACTTTGGCCGGCCTGAGCATGGGGACCAACGATCGGGCTGATTACGACAAGCAGATCTCGATCCGGCAGGACTATGACAGAAAGGTCGCAGACCTCGCCAAGCAGCAGACCGAGCATCGGATCGGGCCGGATCAGTACGCCGGCGAGCTGGCCGCGACCCAAAGTTACTATGCCCAGTCGGTTGCGATCGCGCAGAAGTCGTCAGCAGATATTCGCGCGGCCAACGCGGACTGGACGACGGGCGCGAAGCGGGGGATCGCCGATTACGCTGATCAGGCGGCCAATGTAGCCGCGTCGACGGCGTCGACGTTTCAGGATGCATTCAAGGGGATGGAGGATGCGTTCGCGACGTTCGTGACGACCGGCAAGATCAGTTTCAGCAGTCTGGCTACAAGCGTTATTTCCGATATTGCCCGCATGCAGGCGCGGGCGGCGATCTCGGGGCTTTTCAGCTACGCGGCAACCGCGCTCGGCTCGTATTTTGGCGACTCGTCAACGGCGGCGGCTGGCCCGAGTTCCTATGCGTTTCACCTGGCTGGCGGTGGTGCGATTTCTGGTCCGGGCACATCCACTAGCGACAGCATTCCGGTGATGGCATCAGACGGCGAATACATGATGAAAGCGTCGGCTGTGCAGCGCATTGGTGTGGCAAATCTCGACGCGATGAACGAAGGACGTGTCAACGGGTGGCGACATTTTGCCAGGGGCGGGTATATCAGCAATGCAGCGTCGACAGCGACGGTGGGGCGCGGAGGCGATCTGACGATTGCCCCGCAGATCACCCTCGCCGGCGGTCCGGATAGCAATGCAAACCAGAAGAATGCAGGTGATCTCGACCGGAAGATCACGGCAGCACTTCGCGCCGTCGTCGCAAATGAGCGTAAGCAGGGCGGTGCGCTCTGGAAGATGCAAAACGGGATTGCATGATGACCGATACATTCATTTGGGTTCCCACTGTGGCGGGCCTGTCGGGTGATACGACGCTTCGCGTTCGGAAAGCGCAGTTTGGAGACGGATACGCGCAGCGTGTCGCCGACGGTCTGAATAACCGGTCGTCGTCGTATCAACTGCAGTTCGTGCGAGACGCTGCGACGATCGCCGCAATCTTCGCCTTCCTCGATGCACACGCCGGCGCCACGGCGTTCTACTGGACGCCACTACTTAGAGCGCAGTCGCTTTTCACCTGTGAGAAGTACACGGAGCCAACGAAAGACGGCAACGCGTACACGCTGACTGCCCAGTTCGATCAAACCTTCGCACCCTGACAACTATGAGCGCACTTCAAAAAATCAGCCTCGGCACTCCGCCGACTGCGGTAGATGGGGACACGTCGAGAGCCGCGAACATCAAGATGAATGCGAACGTCGACGTGTTGAGTTCGCAGGTGGCGCTGACGAATGCTGGGGCGCCTATTACTGCAGCTCAGGCGTTGACTGCAGCGCACATCGGCAAGCGGGTGAACATCGCTTTGACCGCTGCCGGCGTCATCAACATGCCGGCCGCATCCACGTGCCAGGCAGACCAAGTTACTTTGCTGCGAAACACGGGAACTACCGTTGTTACGCTTGCGATTACCTCCGGCTCTGGAGATTCCGTTGCGTTGTCCAAGTTGAACCCCGGCGAGTCCGCGCTGATGGATACGGACGGCGTACACGCGTGGACTGTCCTGACGCGCGGGCGCACGAACTCAGACAATGAGACGGTGGGCGGCACGCTTGGAGTTTCCGGGCTCGCCACGCTTGCAGGCGGTGCTTCCTTTGGCGCATCTGGGCAGGCGAGCATATCCTCCGCAGGAGCGTATTCCGGCGTCGGCGCGGCGTATTCAGGAAATGTAACGGTCGGTGGAACGTTGGGGGTGACGGGGGCAGCGACGTTCACAGCCCGCCCCTCGTTCGCGGGCAAAACGCCGTGGGATAGCGGCAACTTTACGCCGGGTAACTACGCGCCTATTTCCTCACCGACGTTTGGCGTACAAATTTCCACGCCTTGGATCATAACGACCGGCCCGGCGGCCCCGGCTAGCCAAGGTACTTACGTATCGTGGAATGATGCCTCGGGCGGTGGACAAACCTTCATTACCTGTAACCCTGGCGTTGGCGGGGGCGGCTTAATTCTGCGTACCGTCAACTCAACGGGGTCTGCTGAGCTTGGTCGGCTTGCCATTAGCGCAACCGGCGCGCTAACGGTTACTGGCACTACCGCGATGTCATTTGGCGCATACGGCTACATATCTCAAGGCGGTGCCGGTACTAGTCCCTCAGTATCAAACGCTCCGGTGTCACTCTACGCGCCGAACGGGCGCGTTGTCGCGATTGAAGTGGACGCTATCTCAGACCGACGCCTTAAGACCGATGTAGCACCGATAGACGGCTCCCGCGCGCTTGATTTCGTTCGTAGCGTTGGCTCGTACTCGTTTGTCTGGAAGTCCGACCCGGACGGTAAGCGTAGGTTTGGTTACATGGCTCAAGACTTGGGGAAGCTCGGATTCCATGAACTACTAGGACAGGCGGAGGACGCGGGGCTAGAGGAAACGGTAGACGCCGACGGTTTTGTAAGTCCCGCTAATCATCGCTTTACGGTCAGCTACGACCAAGTAGTGCCCATTCATTCGTCCGTGTTGCGTCAATTGCTGGAACGTATCGAAGCGTTGGAGGCTAAGTGTCAATAACAGAAGACGTACAGCAATTAGAACCCGGCGCGCTTATCGAACTATTCGAGGTGGACTGCACGACAATTGGCGGCGACATGCTTCGCTTTCACGCGCACCTGCAATCGACGTCGATCTTCTGGCAGGACAACGAGTACAAACCGTGGCCGATTCAGGCATCGGGCTTCGAGCACACGTCTGATGCCCAACAGCCGTCGCCCACGCTGACCGTCGCCGACATCAACGGCACGATATCTGCGCTCTGCGTCTACCTCGATGATCTGGTCGGCGCTAAGGTGACGCGACACCGGACGCTTTCGAAGTATCTGGATGCCGTGAATTTCCCGAATGGGAACCCCGGCGCGGATCCGACTGCGGAGATGTCGATCGAGCTGTGGCGGGTCGAGCAAAAAAGCGACGAGAAACCCGGCCTCACCGTCGAATTCACGCTTTCGTCGCCGCTCGATTTCGGCGGCCAGCAGGCGCCGTCGAGGCAGATCGTGAGTATCTGTCAGTGGCAATACCGCGACGCGATCTGCGGTTATGCGGGTGCCAACTATTTTGATGCGAACGACAACCCGGTCACCGACCCGGCGCTCGACCGCTGCAGCATGAAAACCAGCGGCTGCGAGTGCCGGTTCGGCGTCAATAACCCGCTGCCGTTCGGCGGCTTCCTCAGCGACAACCTCTCCTGATGAACGACACGATCAAGGCCGCGATCGCCGAGCACGCGATCGCCGAATATCCGCGCGAGTGCTGCGGACTCGTTATAGAGGAGTTCGAGGGCGAGGTCTATGTGCCGTGCCCGAACACGGCAGCGACACCCTTCGAGCATTTCGTGCTGGCCGCAAGTGACTTTGCAGCCGCCGAGGATCGCGGTGCGATCGTTGCCGTCGTGCACTCGCATCCGGGCGCATCGTCCGCGCCGAGCGTTGCTGACATGGCCATGTGTGAAGTGAGCGGCATTGATCGCTGGGTCATCGTGGCACTCGGCGTCCAGGCGGACGGCTCGATCGGCGTCGACGACTGGTGCGAGTTCGGTCCGAGCGGCTATGTGGCGCCTCTGCTTCATCGCGAATTTGTGCACGGTGTACATGACTGCTACGGCATCATCCGCGACTGGTATCGCATCGAGCGCGGCATCGATCTGCCGGACTTCGAGCGGGCCGATGAATGGTGGAAGGATGGCAAGTCAGATCTCTACGGTGAGCATTACCGCGAGGCTGGTTTTGTCGACGTTGGGATGGGTGTCGAGTTTGAGGTCGGTGATGTGTTGCTCATGCAGATCCGCAGCAAAAACGATGTGCCGAATCACGCCGGCATCTATATCGGTGACGGCCTGATGCTGCACCACATGCACGGCCAGCTCTCACGGCGCGTTGTATGGGGTGGTGTGTGGGCGCAATGCCTTCGCTCAGTTCTGCGATATTGCGAGGTAAAAACATGACAGAAAAATTGCGAACGATCCGGCTGTACGGGGTGCTGGGTGCGAAGTTCGGTCGCGTGCATCGAATGGCGGTCTCGTCGACCGCAGAGGCAATGCGGGCACTCGGTGTCGTGCTGCCGGGCTTCAAAAAATTCGTTATCAACGCAAAGGATAACGGTTTGACGTTCGCTGTCTTTCGGGGAAAACAGAACCTGTCTGAAAAGGAACTCGAATTCCCGGTGGGTGGCGATGACATCCGCATCGCGCCGGTCCTGATCGGCAGCAAGAGCGGCGGGGTTTTCCAGACGATCTTTGGTGCGGTGCTGTTCGCGGTCGGCGCTGTATCGACATACTTCGGCAATCCCTATGGCGGCAACATGATGGCCATGGGCGCGGCGATGGCGCTCGGCGGTGTCGCCCAGCTGCTCAGTCCGCATGTCGCCGGCCTGAACGGTACGGGTCCGGATAACGGGACGTCGTATTACTTCAACGGGCCGGTGAACAGTTCGGCGCAAGGCGATGTCGCGCAAATCGTCATCGGCCGTTATACGTGCGGCTCGAAACGAATCAGTTCCGGCATCTATGCGGAGGATCAAGCCTGATGATTAATCTCGCCGGATCGAAGGGCGGCGGCGACAGCTCGACGCCAACAGAGTCGCCCGATAGCCTACATTCGATCGCCTATGCCCGCGTGCTGGATTTGATTTCGGGGTGGACAATTCGCGGCTTGGCGAACGGCATGCAGTCGATCTACTTCGATGGCACGCCGCTTCAGAATTCCGACGGATCGCTGAATTTCCAGAATGTCACGGTCGACACTCGCCTGGGAACGGTGGATCAGGCCTACATGTCCGGATTTCCGGCAGTAGAAAACGAGGTCGCCGTAGGGGTTGCACTGACAGGCGACGCGCCATGGGTGCACCAGGTCGAAAACACCCAGTTGACGGCGGTGCGCGTGCGATTCGGCGTGCCGACGCTGCAGCGCTCGAACCAGTCGTCCGGGGACGTCACTGGATACCGGATCGAGTACGCAATCGATCTCGCCTCGGTGGGCGGCTCGTTCTCACAGGTGCTGACCGGCGCGTTCGATGGGAAAACCACCTCGCTCTATGAGCGCAGCGTCCGCGTCGATCTGCCAGCCTCCGCGACTGGCTGGGTGGTGCGCGTACGACGCCTCACGCCGAACGCTAACAGCTCGCTGATCGCTGATACGGTCGACATCGAGGCGATCACCGAGATCATCGACCGCAAGTTGCGTTACCCGATGAGCGCGCTCGTCGGCTTGCAGTTCGATGCGCGTGCGTTCAGCTCGATCCCGACGATCTCATATGACGTGTACGGGATCGAGGTAAGCATTCCGTCGAACTACAACCCGGACACGCGCACTTACTCGGGCGTGTGGGATGGGACGTTCAAGCAGGACTGGACGAATAACCCTGCGTGGATCTATTACGCGTTTGCGACCAATCCGGTGTTCGGCCTCGGCAAACTGATCGACGCGTCGATGGTCGACAAGTGGTCGCTCTATGAGATCGCGCAGTACTGCGATGTCATGGTGTCCGACGGCAGAGGCGGCCAGGAGCCGCGCTTTACGATCAACGCCGTTGTCCAGACGCAGGCCGATGCCTACAAGCTGATGCAGGACATTGCAACGGCGTTTCGGGGCATTTCATACTGGGGCGCCGGGCAGCTGGTGGCCAGTTGCGACATGCCGTCGGATCCGGTGTACGTCTACACGAACGCCAACGTGATCGGCGGATTCTCGTACGTTGGCTCAGAGCGTAAGACGCGCTACACAGTCGGGCAGGTGGCCTGGAATGACCCAGCGAACCAATTCAAACCGGCAGTTGAGCCGGTACAGTATGACGATGGGTTGGCTCGCTATGGTGTGAACAAGCTGCAGCTGACCGCGTTCGGTGTGACGTCCCAAGGTCTGGCGCACCGCGTTGGTCTTTGGGCGCTTCTGACCAGCTGCCTGCAGCCCGGCACGGTCAATTTCACGGTAGGGCTTGACGGCACGCTGGCTTCGCCAGGCGATGTGATCGCGGTTGCGGATCCAGCAAAGGCCGGCCGTCGCATTGGCGGGCGCGTGCGAGCCGCGGATGTCCAAAACATCACGCTCGACAAGGCACCATTGGTGTCGGCCGGCGATCAACTCACCGTGATCATGCCGACCGGGATTGCGCAAAAGCGCACTGTGCAGTCTGTGGCTGGTGATGCGGTGCGGGTGTCTCCCGCATTCGACACGGCACCGGTTTCGGGCGCCGTCTGGATGGTAGAGACGTCCGATCTGATGGGGCAGTTGTTCCGCGTTGTGAGCATTCAGGAAGGCTCGGACGACGACCAGATCACTTACTCGGTATCGGCCGTGCAGCATGAGCCGGGCAAGTATGCGGCGGTCGACAACGGCGCGGCGATTCAGGTGCGGCCGGTAACGGTCACGCCGCCGTCTGCGCAGGCGGCGCCGACCAATGTCAGGCTGTCGACGTATTCCGTCATCGATCAGGGCATTTCCAAAACGGTGATGGTCATCGCGTGGGATGCGGCAACGAATGCAGTGAACTACTTGCCGGAGTGGCGCAAGGATAACGGCGAATGGGTGACAGCCAATCAGACCGGTGGCCTGCAGGTAGAGGTGGTCGGGATATACCAGGGCACGTATCTGGCGCGTGTGCGGGCGCAGAACGCCATGGGCGTCACGTCGATCCCTACCTACGGGACCGATACGGACCTCACCGGCAAGACGAGTCCCCCGCCTTCGCTGGTGTCGTTGACGACGACGACACAGGTCTTTGCTATTCAGCTTGATTGGGCGTTTCCTGCAGACGGATCGGCAGGTGACACGCAGCGCACGGAGATCTGGTATAGCCAGACGTCCGATCTCAGCACGGCAGTCAAGCTGGCTGACTATGCGTATCCGCAAGCCAGGGCGAACTTGATGGGGCTTGCTGCAGGTCGCTCGTTTTTCTTCTGGGGGCGTCTGGTTGACACGTCGGGCAACATCGGACCGTGGTATCCGACAGGCGCGGGCGTGAATGGCCAAAGCAGTAGCGATGCCGACGAGATTCTCTCGTATCTGACGAACCAGATCACGAAAGAGCAGCTCGCACAGGACGTGCTGGCACCGATCGACGCAATTCCCGGTATCGAGCAATCGGTGGAGGAGAACGCCGCAGCGATCACCAATGAGCAGCAGGCACGGACCGATGGTGACACTGCGCTGTCCAATCGTCTCGATCAGGTTGTTGCTCAGGTCGTCATTCCCCCGATGGCGGGCAGCACAGGCGACTACGCGGGCTCGACGCAGGTCTATGCCGGCGTGTGGTCGGAGCAGTCTGCCCGTGCCGAGGCGGATCTCGCATTGGCCAAAAACATCGATACGGTCACGGCGCAGATTTCGTCGACAAGCACAAAGTTACTTGCTGCGGTGCAGACCGAGACGCAGGCCCGTATCGACGTGGACAGCGCGCAGGCGCAGCAGATCACGACAGTTCAGGCGCAGGCTAATGCGAACGCAGCGGCCGTTCAAACGGTCGCGACATCGTATGCAGATCTGAACGGTCGTGTGTCGGCGTCCTACCAGATCAAGACGCAGATCACGGCCAATGGGCGCACGTACATAGCGGGCATCGGTGTTGGCGTCGACAACAGCAGCGATACGGTGGAGTCGCAGGTGCTCGTCTCGGCGAGCCGCTTCGCGGTCCTGGACCCGAACGGCAGTGCGGTGACGTCGCCGTTCGTGATACAGGGCGGCCAGGTATTCATCAGCCAGGCGTTGATCGGTACTGGCTGGATTCAGAACGCGATGATCGGCGATGTCATCCAGTCGACCGCGCTCGGCGCTAACGGGCAGCCGCGCTGGAAGCTCGACAAAAACGGAACGATGACGTTCAACGGTGCGAACTCGGGAAGCGGTTATCGAGTGCTAAACGATGCGGCGACTTTGACTTATGACGGTAACGGCGTGCTTCGGGTGCGCGAAGGGATCTGGTAATCATGCCTTGCGGACTTCAGTGTTTCGACGAGAACGGAAACATCACCTTCGATGCGACGTATCGCGTTCTGCGGATCATCGACTCGGTGATCATGGATGGCACGAGCGGCAGTCGGCAGGACGACCGCCTGAAGCAGGGGGGCTTCGTGTCATTTCAGCCCAATGTAACCTGCGGCGATGGCTATCTGTCTGGCGGTGTAATCACGCCGCGTTTTTCCATTGATGCCGCAACCGGCATTCTCAGCTGGTCATACGCGCCCCAGCACAGCGCGCAGTACGACATTTATCAGCTCGGCACTCTTTTTTACGGGGCGAGCTAATGGGCGTCGGCTATCAAGCGTTCACGGACACCGGGTTAGTCCAGATCGACGGAACCACCCCAAACTACGCGCTGCGACAAAAGTTTGATGTGACTACGGCATCGGGCAGCATCAATGCCGGAAGGTCGAACGCCGGCGGTATGTATACGTTCAGTGCCAATGTCGCGAGTTTTACATTCAGCGCAGTCAAACCGCTTCTTGCGCTATATAGCCCGAGTGCATATGTGACGATCCTGCAGTGCATTAATAACAATAATGGCACATGGACCGCGAAAATCTGGGCGAACACAGCCGCGACCGTCACCGTCTACCTGTTCGACGAATCCGCTGCGGCTGCTCCGGCTGGGCCCGGTTATGGGCTTCAGGTATTCAATGAAAACGCCGTGCTTGTGTTCGACGCCCGTCAGCGCATCGCGCGAGTGATCGATACGCAGAGCGG